TTCCAGAATCAGGCACAGAAGAATGCTGTGGCCGAGGTAAAGAGACTGGCCGGTTCTAACGTAGAGACCGCATTTTCTAAGGGCTCCGTAGTTACGAATCTATATAATAAGTTTATAGGGAAAAATTCAGAAGGTACTGGTGGCACAGTCGTTGGCGGCTTTGCCCTTGGTGTGGATAAGGCTATCCTTCTTGATAAAGATATTATTAACAAGCAAGGAAAAGAGGGTAAACTACTTGTGGGTGAGGAGGCGTTCCACATCCTTCAGATGATGGGGCTAACCAAGAACGAGAGCGACATTTTATTTAGAGAATTAACCCCTGAAGTTGCTGAACTTAATGGTATCGACCTGACAGGCTACAGCGATATACTTAAGCCGTATGAAGCCCAAGCCAAGCTTGCTGCCAAGGCATACGCTGAGGGTATTGATTCAATTCAGGGTCTTCGCAAGAAAGGTCTTGTCGGAAGAATTCTGGCTAAACTTAAGAAGTTTATGGAAAAGTTTTTCCAAGGAATAAGTGGGAAGGGTTTAGAGACACAGTACAGAAGTGCTGATGAAATTCTCCGTGCGTTCGTAGGTGGTGATCTAGCACAGCCCTCCCGCTTTCGTGAGCCTTCTGTTGTCCAGTCTAAGAATATGAGTGAGATTTATGCCAGCGGTGAAGGGGTTAACGCTGATGCGCATTCTATTAAAGCGTTAGACAACGTCGCAAGGATTCTGAAAGAACCTAAGCTACCCAAAAGCATTAAGGGAATATACAAAGACGCTGCTCAATTATCGTATAGTTGGCTTAATACTTTTGGTAATTTTATCTCCAAGTACGAAGGTCTTAGAGGACTTGGGGTTATCACTGCCAGAATGGAAAGTAAATTCAACGATGTCATTCAGAAATCAGAAGATATCCTTAGAACAGGACTTCTTGAAAGACACACGCCTGCTGAAAATGCACAGATCACAGGATTTCTGGATGCTGCCCAGACTATTATGAATATCTCGACCAAGGCTACCACGGTGGAACAGCTTCAGGGATACGGTATTACTAATCAAGAGACTATCCGTAAGATCATGAGTGAGTCCCCAGAAATAACTATTGCAGATTTTCAGAATCAGGATATTAAACATCCTTTCATGGTTGGACAAACTTTCAGAATCGACTCAGGAACTGTTATGGCAGACAGTGTGGCCAGACTGAGAGAAGTATTTGATCTGATCTTCCAAGAGAAGGTAGATGCTTTTGCTATCACCAACATTAATATGATTAATTCTGATATCGCTAAGGCAAATAAAGATTATCTTCCTATTACTCTTCGGGATATTCAGACTAATAGCGATGTTCTGAACGCATCTATTGCTCAGTTAAGGGAAAATGATCATACATCTATTGCCTTGGCTATTGAACAGGTAGTAGCTATTTATAATGCCACTCAGGCACAGAAAAGATTACTGTACTTCCCCTCAATTAGGGCGGGCAATCCTAATCCTAACGGGAAGACTTATGGTTTTAAATATGTCTTCAATGATATTAATGGGAAAGAACGGAAAGGTTTTGTTGCTGCTGAGAACTCCCCTAAATTAGTAGGGGATCCAAGATCAAAAGCAGAAGAAGAAAGAAAGAAGTTCTTCAAAGACAACCCACTGTTTACCCCTGATAGTGGGGTGTTCGAGTTAACTTTTGATGAGTACAAGAAACAGTTTATTGATGCTCCTGCATCTTTTGCGTTCAGTTCTATTTTTGACTCGGTCTCTAATCATCTAACCTTGTCTGAAGGAGACTCTGATCTTATCGCAGATCTTAGGACCAGACTTTTTAATAAAGTATCCACTTCTGCTCGGTCACGTATCCTGCCTACTTCTGAGAATCAGGCGGGTTACTTACATAATTCTAATATTTCTACCTATCTCAGCGGTAATTTAAATACATACATTGCAAATCAGGCAAACATTATTTCACGGATGCCTGATAATATTGCTCTTCTAGAATCTATTGCGGCAGGCAAAAGAGACAAAAGTATTCCTACACGTGTGATGGACTCTATTAATCATCTGTACGGCCCGGGTGGTTATCTATCTCAGGTCCAGCCTAAGTCCAGTATGGCAAAGAAACTAGCCTTTTTCTTCTGGTTAGGTTGGAACCCCTCCTCAGCGTTAGTTAACTTGTCAGGTCTTTTGCATACCACAGTTCCTCTTATAATGGCAATTGCTAAAAATCCTGCGGTTGGTGTCAAGCATCTTATCACAGGCGTAAGACTAGCATTGAAGATGTCAAAGCAGATGCCCCTATTCCCCGGAAAAAAGGGCGGACTGAAGGCGCAGCTCAGGCTTCTGGATTTTGCTAATGAGCCTTTTAATTTCAGGGACAAGCCAGCAGGTATGCCTCAAGATACATGGGACGTTCTTGTGGCGAATCGTTCAAGTCTTGCCCCGTTACAGTTATCTGATGTTACCTCCAACCTTTCCAGAGATTCAGGATTATTAGGAAAACTAGGTAATACCAAAGCTGGTTCGTTTGCTGAGACGTTTGTCAGAGCTTCGGGATTTGCTTTTGCATGGATCGAATCTATGAACAGAGTTTCTACTGCAATCGCAGCGCACGAGTTGTACAAGACAGATCCTGTAAGGGCTCAGAAGTTTTACCTTGCCGAGGGCGGTGCAAAATATGGGGAATTTAACGCTGTTAACTTTACCCGGTTCTCAGTAGAAAAAACTCAATTCAAATTCGATAAGACTGAAAGACCCAAATATAATCGGGGGCCTTTTGCGGGGGTCATGACTCAGTTCATGCCGTACCAGTCACAAGTATACAGATCTTTCTTCGGGGCTCTCCATGCAGGTATCGTAGGATCGGCGGGTATTGACAAGAATGGCAATCCAAAAAAACTAGACCCAGAAGCCCGGGCAATGTACCAGAAAATGTCAGCCTATATGGGTGTGACTATGGCATCAGGGGCAGGCTTGTTAGGACTTCCGGCTGCTGCTATTGCCGGTGATATTGCTATGATGGTTGCATCTATGTTTGGGGCAGACGATGAACCGCCCGAGAAAGTTCTTACAGACTTGTTCGATTCTTTCGAAATCTTCCCTCATGAAGTTTCAGCGGCTCTGGCTAACAGGGGTATACTTAGTCTGGCAGGTATTGAGATAGGGCGCAGAATTGGTTTTGAAGGACCACGTCAGTTACTGGACATAGCAAGAGGAAAGACTCCTGCAGGTCCTTTAGATTATCTTGGGCCTGCCGGTGCAGTTGTCGCTCAGGTGTCTAATGCTAGTAGGAGATATAATGCTGGCAACGTAGGATTGGCTATGTTGGAGCTGCTCCCCCCTGCTATTAAAAATCCTGTTCTGTCTTTAACTGACGAAAGAACTTCTCTGAGCGGGCGTCCACTCCCGGTAGAGGCTTTCGGGGGTATTGATATAGCTGACAGGGCTCTTCAGGCTATCGGTATTACCCCCACGGCTGTTGTCGAAGCACGGGCGGCTGACTATGAGCAGATCCTGATGAATAAAAACTATACTGAGCGTGGTCGTAAGTACCGGACAATCGCAAGAAACACCCTGTCAGAACTTTATATAGCTCGGTATAATGGTGACACAGAGGTAGCAGAAGAATTACGGTTAGATCTTCAAGGGTTGTTTGAAACTATGCGTCAGGACAGGCTGGAGAATCCTAGCGATCCCTTCTCGTTCGGGTTGGACGCTATTAAAATTCTGGCGTATGAAGATTTTCAACGGTTTATCGGGGCTGATCTTCCTGTCCGTGGTCTGCCGAAAGCAGTACGTCCACAGTTTAATGCCAACATGGAAAATTATGGCTGGAGATACCAACCAACAGGTTAATTTAGGGGGGTGTACCCGAAAAAGAGGCACAGAGAGCCTCACTGAGGGGCCTCTGAATAAGGGAGAGCTAGGTAGGTCTCACTTTAATACTAAACGCTCTGTAAGGTGCCTCTCTGTGGCACTGTGAGCATTACAGGTTTTATACCTTAAAGGATAATAAGAATGCCTAAGAAAGACCCAAGATTAGAAAGAGCCGGAGTTAGTGGGTTTAATAAACCTAAGAGAACTCCTAACCATGCTACTAAGTCTCATGTAGTTGTGGCTAAGGAGGGGGATACAATTAAAACAATCCGCTTTGGGGAGCAGGGTGCTTCCACAGCAGGTAAGCCTAAGGCTGGGGAGTCTGCTAGGATGGCGGCTAAACGGAAATCTTTTAAGGCTAGACACGGTAGGAATATAGCCAAGGGTAAGATGTCAGCAGCCTACTGGGCAGACAAAGAAAAATGGTAACTTAAGAAGTTACACAGACTCTTTCATAGAATTCATTATGGAGTAGTATCTGACGGGCAGTCCCTTCTGTCAGGACATCTTCCTGAGAAATCAGGATAGGCTCAATGATAACGCAGAGGTCAGTCCCTGCTCCACTTGTCGAGCAACTGCTGAGTAACAGTACTAGCAGAAAGCTTAGTAACATTATTACGTACTTCATTCTTTTCCTCTGCCTTCTTCAGAGTTTCCTCAACGTATTCAGCTCGTGCCGCTTTTTTCCCTGTGAAATATGGTATGAAAAATCCAGCAATCCTGCTGAACACGCTGAGAAGAGAACCCAGAAGGGATAACATTTAAATCAGGAGGCTGGGGTATCGTCGATAAACTCGTCGCATACACACACCTTAGGATCTGGGGAGCCCTTATCCTTAGCCTTACCAAAGTTTAAGGATGTCCACTCAATCAGTTTATAGACACGGCCCAGCGCACTGGTAGGGGCTGGGGTACTGGTACCTGCCACCACGACTGAGGAAGCCACAACAAGCATACCTGCGATCTGCATGATAAGATCACGTGCTTCCCAAACTCTTTCGATAATTTCCATTTTAGTATTCCCTATATTAGTTAATTTAGGCTTACAGCCTTATGAGGCACTATCCGCCCCGCCACATCACGTTTGACGAGCACAGAAAACAGTTTATTGATGCTCCTGCATCTCATCCGCATACTGGATAAGAGCGTTCTGTATCTGACTAAGCATAAAGTAGACCGACTGTACCGACAAACCGGGGGTAATCCAATGGGTATACTCTTTGGGTGAAAAACTAATTAAGACTACCCCCTCCAGATTCTCCTGATTTTCTTCACAGTGTTCTTCAAGGCTTTTCATATCAGTTCTGATAGACTCAAGAATATCTTGAGTCCCAGTTTCTAAGTCCTCTTCCTCCTCACTCCCGGGGAATTTAATCACAGTCATTGTGCTACCTCCAGAAAGGACTTATAAGAATCTTGATTTCTCTTATGCTTCTCGATCATCCACAAGGCATGACCCATCCCTCCTTCTCCGTGTACATGATATTTGATATCATCTTCTCTTTGGAAGAACTGTTCCATGTCTTGACCCATAGCCAGCATCTCACCTGTGGTGATAAACTTCTGACCATCGACGGTCACTTCCAGATATTTGTCCCGGCCCTTATCATCCTTCTCAGTCATGTCTGGAAGATTATCAACATCCATAGATGCGTCATAACCAAACAGATGGAATGTTCTAAATCCTAGGGTGTGCATCAGGGCGATCATCCGCATAGCTGCACAGGTTCCCCCGGTGATCATCATCCTTTCTTCGATACCCTTCAGGCTGGTCACAGCGTTTGAATAAGCATCCCACCCAATAATATTGGCTTTATTTTCTGTAAGATATTTGAAGACTGAGGGGTCTGTCATACTGGCAACGAAGTAATAAGTCCACGGGTGTGGCTCTGCCAGAAGATCAATTCTTTTAAACCCGTGTGTGGATACCCCTGTAATAGGACGGGGGTCTAAAATGATACAGCCCCAAGGAACAATCCCATTTTCAAGAAGATAGTTATGAGAATGCTTAACACAGATTACTTTATGACCCTTCTCGTACAGTTCATGAATCTTCTCCAGATCGTTCTTCAAAGAGGGACCACCTGAAACACATACTACTTCTTCCCTGTTCCAGAAATAACTACGGTCAATCCACTTTTTAATACTGATATGGTTGGATTTAATATTTGCATGAATATAATCGTCCGATACGCAGTCTCTTGGTTGGACCTTGATAGGCACCTGAATATTCTGAAAATCAGGAGGGGCCGGAAGAGAGGGGTCACACACATAGGCAAGACAGGCAACACCCCCACCACTTACAAGGTCACGTGAGGGGATCACCCCCTTATGACATTGGGCGGGCAACTCTGAATCAACAATCTGATTACACCCATAGAGGGAGGTATTAAGAGTGTTACCATCCCCATCAAGACCGTAGTAGTCATCGAACAAAACAACAGGTACGTTCTTCAGGTTCTGATAATCAGACCTGATAGTATCTACAGAGTGTCCCCCGTCGATATAGGCAAAATCCGGGGTGTACCGTTCCAAAATTTTAGGCAGAGTTTCTTTGGAGTTACCCTTGATAAGTTCGAAGGATACCTTCTTTCCTTCTTTAAGAGCGTCCTTAGAGAAAGTATTCAGAAGAGCTTTAACATTATGGAGGTAGGTACGCCTCTTCACATTCGCTTCGATCTTATCCAGTTCTTCACTTCCGTCTTCAAATAAATCCAGTCCAACATAATGGACAGAATCTGAATTCTTAAGTGACGCCGCAATGAGTCGTAGTGCCCTTTTACCGTCCCACGTACCAACCTCAAGAAGTTTTGTCCGACTGTAGTGTTCGATAAAAGTCTCAATATCTCTGTATCGGGCCGGTCCGGGTTCGTAAACAGGATTGACAACACTTTTACGACCACCCTTAAAGTGGATGAAGTACTCCGTAAGAGGAGAGTAGTCAAAGGCTTCAAGCGTTGTCGAATGAGGCGATAGATTATAAGCGGTAAGTCCATGACTCTTATGGATGTTAAGAAGTCTTTCAAATGAGAAGGCATCGGTCCACTCCCTAAGTCCAAGAATTTCATTTGTTGTGTACATGTTTCGCCAGTCACGAAGAAAGTCACGGGCTTTGTTATACATAAGATTGAAACCGATAAACCCGGTCTCTGAATAATCTATTACACCTTCACGCCCAAGATGGACAATGTCTGATGTGTCAGGAAAAAGTAAATTAAGATAATCGTGGCTGATCTTTTTTGTGGTAATGACATCTGCATCAATCCAGACAAGCCAATTATTAGATTTGTGGGTTGACTTTATAGTTCTAGCATAGTCACAAATAGCAAAGACCTTGTTAGAAAACTTGAGGACATCCATCCGATAATTGTACGGCTCACCTCCATTAAACTGGGCATTCTTAGACTTAAAATCTAAAAGATCTTTGTTCTTATCTAAGTTTACATACGTAATATTAGATGCCTTAACAACATTATTAGGAAGCTTACCCCCGTCGTAGTAGGCAACAAGCTTGACTCCTTTAGGCCAATACTTTACCCATGATTCAAAGAAACGGTGAGCATACTTTTCATAGTCGGGTACCTTAAACGAGGTGAGTACTGTGGCCATTGTGTTTAAATCAACCTTATTCTTACTAGAGTTTGTTGTTGTGTTACGTAGAGTTGTCTGCTGTTTAGATCTTTGTTGTGTTGTTGTCATCAGGTTTACCATATATCCAAAAATTTAATGTCGTTTTCGTTAAAGGCAATATTCAAAGCATCATACCAATGGGTCGAATAAGCGCAGTTCTTATAAGCTTTAAACCATGGACCACCCTCGGTAAAGTGAACTGCTGAAGGCTCCACCCCCTTGGTAAAGTCTGGGATAAAGTTCCACTCTGGGGGTATGTCCCCAATATTCTCCGGAGAATCTAACCATCCAAACCCGTGCAGGAATCTGCCGGAGGACGTGTTAGCCATAGGGGTGTCAAGTCTTTGATTGTCAGGATGCCCCATGTTAAAGATCATCAGAGATGACCACAACTTCATAGAGTATGTGGTCTGAATCTTATTGTCCATCTTTCTGGTATTCTTAGGATTATACTCAAACTTAACTACTTGAACAGCCTTCGTCTTATCAAACTTGATCTTCTTAATATCGTCTAAGAACAGGAAGTCACAGTCAACAAAGATAACTGGTCCCTCTGTTACCCCACAGTTGCGGGCTAATTGTGGTACAAGGAAGCGGGTGAATGAGAACTCGGTAGAGAACGGACGGTGATCTCCCTCGTCCCAGTATTGTCCTCGGGAGTCAATCCGCCAACCCCTGTAGAAAAGCTTAGAATCTCTAAGCTCTTGGTGTTTAAGGGGGCGTACATTTTCTGGTTTTAAAGAAGGGGATTTACGAAGAAGGGTTGAGCGGCAGACCTTATAAGCCACGTCCTCTCTTGTATCATACCCTATAAAGATAAGAGGGTCTTGGTTCTTCATATTAAAGTCTTTCGTCTGGAGGATACAGAATAGTATATAGGGTCTTACAAAGCGTTTACAAGAGTAGCCTCAGCTACCCGGATATGAAAAAACTCTTCGCCTTTACTGATATACCTGTTCTTAGCTTCTTTAACTTCACAGTTTCTTAACACGTCCGAGGGGATTTCCCAGAAGAATTTCTCATCATTCCTGATAACATAGAATGTTAGGGGTTTCCCCTCGTACTTATCAAGGAGGCGTTGCTTTCTATGAGGAATTCTGATCTCTTCCCAAGTTGGATTCCAGTCTCCCTTCCATGAGAACTTCATCTCTGCCTCATGATAGTAAGTCTTACCGTCCTTGGTAGATTCTAAGTCGGCATGGTAGTTTTCCTTACTGTTCGTAATAGTATGACCTGTTGATTCCAGATAAGACTGGACAACCTTCTTAGCCTTAGAGTCGCTTTCGTTATACAACGACCGTGAGAATCCTTTACGTGCGCTCATCAGATAATATCACACGAGCCGCCTGCACAGGCAAGCTCCTGAGAAGCGGTTGTATAGTCCTCTTCTTCATATTCTGATAACTCACTCCAGTCAACATTCTTGGGCATCGCCATAAGTAACTCCTCATATTCAGTTTTGGTTATATCAATATAGGGTGCTTGTAGATAGGTATGATCTTGGGAGGGGAGGAATGAGATACCGCTCAGGGTATGGAAGACATCATGGACCCACGCCCCTGCTGCCATCCACTCGTCATCCTCCATGGTGATAGTGACAGAAGGCTTATGCTCACACCACGATTCAGCATACACACTCCATAACTTTAGCTGCTCAAGAGCCGTCATATCATCACGACATATAGCATTGTCCGGGGCTTTTGTAGGGAAGGACACCACCATATTCTGAGAATTCATCACATCAACTTCGGCTGGAAAACCTTTCTCAAGCATAAAGCTAGTGACAGGATCATCAACGGGGGTACGAACATTGCGAATGTAATAAGGATTATGCCGAGCATGTATACCAGAGCTACTATCAACAAGCTGTGATACAGTGCCTGAAGGCTTAACGCAAGTAACTGCTGTACTCTGAGGCACACCCAGTCTTTCAGAGAAGTCTTTGTTGACTGCGATAGCGTGTTCTTTGAGTTCATTCAACAACTCTCCCAGTTTAGGATTCTTAGTGGTAAGAAGTGGGCAGTCCATAATACCTGTGAGGGATACACCAAGAAGTCTTTCTTCCTCGGTGTTATTCTTCCACATTTTTCTAATGTACTTAAAGTTTGTAAGGGTTGACTGGAAGGTACCCAGAATAGTAGCTGCCTTAACCTTATCTTTAAGGGTTTCCAGAGTGTCGTAAGAACGTGCCACAACCTCTGTTAAATTGCAGAACTGATTAGGCCGGAGGATAATTTCAGAACAAGGGTTTGTACCGAATAGATAATTAGGATCACGTCTTCCATTCTTTGCAACTTGCTTCTTAGCAGCATCTCTATTAAAGATACCACGTTCACCACTCCTGCTTTCATAAAGAGCAAGCCACTCTTTCATAAAAGTTCCCATTGATAGGGGCCTAGCCTCATAACACACAGAATTATTTGCAAGTCCTCGGTAAGGATGAGTGTCGCTCCACGCCCCAGACTTGGCAGTCCTCATGTCATCGTCTGATAAGTCTGACAGAGAGATAAGGGCTGATCGACGAACGCCCCCACACACAACAACAAAACCGATCTTACACATGATATCGTGACACTCAATCGAGTTGAGCTTTCGACCAACAGCCTTCTTAAAGATGCCCACAATAAACGTAAACAAATCGTTAAGAGGATCAGGACCTGATGCACGACCACCAAATGTTTTCAGGATAGAGCCTGCAGGGCGGACCATACTGAGGTCCCAATTAGGGGCAGAGCCTTGGTATAGAGCCCCAATTAGTTCTCTAAGACCACGTGCCCACCCTTCTTTAGAATCCTCAATAATAATAATTGATTGTGAGTCTTCAATAGTATCAGAGACAACAGGAAGCTTCTCAATATAATCACTCTCAACAGAGAACCCAACACCCGTCCCATTCATAAGAATATAGAGGGCCTCATCAAAAGCTCTCGGGTTATCAATAGGGAGGTAAGAACAATTGTACCCGGCGATATTCTCCCGTTTCAGTGCAGGTCCTGCGGACATAAGACATCTCATCGAAGGCATGACAGACAGGGAAAGAACTTGTTCTTCTAAATATTTTCTAAGGTCTGGTGTTAGTACTTCATTTCCAATATGATCTTGAAAGAAATCAAAGTATCTTGTAAGAGTTTCGGGGTAACTCTCTCTACGGTTCTTCTCCTTATCCCACCTAGAGTAGCGTGATAGATGGATATATCGTTGGTATTCTGTGGGTAGGTTGTTGCTTGACATAGGTAGTGGCCTTTAATTTTACGGTGAACGATATAGGATTTCCACTCGACACTTAAGCCGATATATCTCAGCCTCCTGTTCTTCGATAATCTTCTTCTGACAAGAGAGTTCTGTTTGCTGATTATCTATGATCAGTGTGAGTTTGTCAAGTTCTGGGGCGTACACCATTCTTTTCTTTATTCTCCATATTTGTGATAAGGCGTTTCAGATACCACTCTGCTTTCCTAAGATCTTGAAGCCCATCCTTGTACTCATATCTGAATAAATATTTCAGGATGTTCCCCTGCAGATAACCCCTTAATGCTGCAACAGTAAGCTTCTCCTCCATGATATCCATCACCTCCATCCCACCGGCTTTATAGTGGGAGGGGTTAATAGGGGTGTTCTCAGTAATTGTAGATTGCTGGTCCAACTTAATATCTCCTTTTAAGATACGGGTCTTATCCAATACCTGTTTTGTCAGATCTTTTATATTAATATCAGTCTTCCATTCATGACTCATCAGAGGGAACTCCACAATGTACTTTCATAATAATCTTGGAGGTCATCCGTAGCACTCTTTTCTTCCGGGGTTCCATCAGTCTCCTTGTTATAAACTGTGCCCATCTTCAGACACACAGCTTTCTTATATTCAAGAGCTTTATTAGTCTCGTTAAAAGATTCTGCAGATTGGGCACACTCAGTAGGAGACTCTCCAAAGTATAGAGGAGTAGTATTTACGCCGGGGCCTTGCATAAAAGCAAAGACAATAATAACAACCCAGATATCAGGCATAGTTTTTAATCCTTTTGTTTGTTAAGAGACGCCGAGGCGTCAGGTGCTATCCAGCAAAGCATTGATGCGGAACCTTTCAAACGGACGACCCTCATATATAATACTTGTGCATAGTCTTTTTATATTCTCAGGGTTAATCCCTGCAAATTCACAGACATCTTCCATGTCTTGTGCAGTAACACACGCCGATGTAGTTGTCAACCATCGTGTGGCTGCTCTACGATTTTCCAGAATGCTTTCTGAGTCGCTATCCCGGGGCTCCTTAGTAGCATCCAGAATAGCCTGAGAGATAACAGCAAGCCAGAGAAGTTGCTCAGGACCCCAAGTATGATCGGAAGTCCTGAGCATATCGTAGGATACATACTCCATATCTTCTGAAGTAGTACTTTCAACATCTGATAAAGAGCCTCTGATGAAATTAGCCACGGCGGTATCTTACATACCTTTTAAAGGTGATAGGGTTAACACGTTGTTCAGTAGTAATGACATGGCCTTTCTTCCGGAGCCTATAAATTACATCTCTCAGACAGATGATCTGATATTCTGACATAGCTTCCCGGGCTGAGATATGTCCGATAAGCTTTAGGTGGTTGTCAACTTTTGTGATGAGTGCAGTATTCATCTAAGACTTCCTCTAAAATGTTGTTGATGTTGTGGATAACTTCTTTAGGGATAAAGCGTATCCCTGCGATAGCCCCGTTGTAATACTCCCTGTCTTGTGAACCCAGAAGTTTCTTCGTCATAACCTCAAGTCTATGCTGTGCATTAGCCTCGGAGTAGACAAGGCCACCTCTGGTTTCAAGTTGGCGGATCATAACAAAAACAAAATTACGTGGCTTTAGTTTTCTAATATCTTCGTTCAGATACTTTGAAGAACCTGTATAAGACTTCCAATCTGAGTAGCCAACTGGCTTATTCTTCTTGTACTTCTTGAATTGCTTTTTACCTATGTATTTCTTATAGGTTCTCTTATTGTAGATTAGGTAGATAAACCCGAAGTAGTGGTCTGGATCAATCTCTTGGTCGTCAGAGTGGAGGACCCAATGTGTTGGTGAAGTATCTTGTCCTGCCATCTGTGCCTGTCTCGACAACAAGCCCGAACCCTTGGTTCGTGTTTTCCCAACACTCTTCTTTGAAGTCGCAGTAGACGCAACCCGTCTTGAGATATTCCCTACCTTGCTTTGTTCTGGAAGTAGTGTAGCACTTTTCCGGGGGCTCTTCTTGCTTGATGATTTCTTTGACTTCGGTGATTCTTTCTTGCGCACTAGGCAGCTCCAAGCTGTGTACAGACATGTAGCAGATTTCTCCTGACTCCTTATTTAAGACGAGGAAACCTCCTTCATCCTTCTCCCCATCAGCTTCCATGTACGCCCCTATTTGCTGCATGTAACCGAAGGGATCATCAGAAAGATCTCCTTTCTTAAACTTTCTGAAGCCGTAAGACGATGCGGATTTACAATCAACAACATGACCATTGATCTTGGCATCTATGTGACCCTTCACAGAGTCAATAATGTACTCCTTCTGTGTGTCAGTAACTTTGTAATTACCTGCTGTCTTAACAATAAGAAGCAGGAGGGATTCAATAATGTGCCCATACGTAAATTTAAGTTTAGTATCGTATGGGAGGGTCTCATTCTCGGAACTTCTGGTACGATTAGATTGATACCAGAGTTGCCTATTCTTTCTACCCAGTGATGAGAATCGGAGTTTACCCCCATCACCTTTTCTTGAATCCCTCCTAAAGAGAGAACCAACAGCCTCTTCTATTTCAGCAAGGAACATCTTCATGTCGTCTGCAGAAGGAGAAGACTCACCACTTTCGATGGTCTTTCGAAGATCATTCACAAGGTGTTTTAGAGAATTGGCCATTAGTTTCTCTCTTTATCTGTTGTTCTTAAAAGGGAAGGTCTTCATCAGGATCATCAGTAGATGCTTCTACAGGTGGGGCCTCATCACCAGCAACAAACCCCTCCTCTTCTGAGAATCCATCGTCCTCAGAGATGTAGTCCACAAGATTAATAAGCTGAACCTTATCTAATGAGTACCCCCACTTGTTCCACTTGGTCATATAAAACTTAGAGACAAGAACCTTGACATCAGAACCCCAGCCAATCCGATTTAGAAGATCTGTAGGAACAGGATTCTTCTTAGCATCAACAACTGATGGGGCCTCATTGTCTTCACCACCCATCCGCTTAACATTCTTATGAAGATTGATAAAGGGGTTGGACATGATATCAGTGGGCGGTTTAATTGTCATCTCATGCGTTGATGCAAGGGACTGCTGATCACTGTCAATAGACAAGGCCATACCCCAACGTGGCGTATAAGCAGTATCAGGATACTGTGGATGAAGATTGTTGTAATACATCTTCCCTGTCAGAACGTACCGTTCAGAATCTCGGGATTCGTTTTGTTTAGCAGCCATTTTTTATTCTCCTGTGTGTATCTGTGTATCAGTCTCATGGACTGGATAGTAGATGGGTATGATAGTGGAAATTTCAATGGGTTTCTGCCCAATTTTTTCCGGTCTTAACGTCGCAGTCTAGTTCGCAACGGAACTTCAGAATATCTTTAACACTCTTTATTGCTTTGCAAGCTACCTCCTTAAGTTGTTCAGCCTGTTTATCCAGAACCTCCCACTGCATCTCGTCGTGAACATTCACCACAGGGAAGGCCCTGATATTATCTTGAACTACCAGATCATCCATCTGGATTAACCAGTGTTTACAGATTACTGCCCCAGCACTTTGTAAGAGATAGTTAAGTGCAGTGTGGGGGAAGTTAACAGGTATCTTCCTTCCGTCGATACCCTTAATATATTTACGTGCTGCAGCCCTGTCAACCTTTTCTTTTAAGAGACCGAACTTTGGTAGTGAACTCATGAAATTATCAATTAGTTGTTGGCCATCTGCCCCAGTACCTCCTACTATTGAACCAATCTTTTTAGATCCAGCCCCATAAATTAGGGCATAGATGAATGTCTTAGCCTGATCTCTTGTCTCCAGTCCTGCTTTGTTCTGGTTAAAGGTATGGATGTCACCATGGATTACTTCCTGTGAAAAATCTGTGTCTCCCATGTAGTGGGCCAGACATCTAAGCTCAAGAGATTTAGCATCACAACCTAGTAAGATGTACTCAGGTTCACGTGGCACCCATACCTCCCTACATAGGAGGCCGTAAGGGGCTCGTGTGGAAGGCACCTGTGCCATGTTAGGTTTTGAATGTGTCATCCTACCTGTGATAGTCCCAAGTGGATACACGCTACCATGCACCAGATTATCTGAGTCTGCTGCCTCGATCCATGAGTTAACCTGAGCCCTACGTTTCTGAAGAATTAAGTAGTCAACAAGTTTTAAAGACTCGGGTGAGTTTATCTCTGAGAGAATTGTCTCGTTAACCATAGGCTTCCCAGTCTCAGTAAACTTCTCAGGCTCCCATCCATACTGCTTGATAAGTCGGTCGGCAATCTGTTGTCGTGATCCCGGATTAAATGGGATGACCTTTGTCTTTGTCTTAAGGTGAATGATAGTAGGCTCAAAGATTTTCTGGAATTCTTCTTCAATCTTATGAATCTTATCGCTCACTGTGGCAGAGAACTCCATAACAAGTGGGATGTTAAGGCAGAACCCACTCCTCTTCTGTCTGGATATGATGTCTCTGACCCTGTACTCTGTTACCAAAACATTCTGCGGTATGTCTTTGTTCTGTAAGGCCATCCATACCTTACCTGTAAGATCAACATCGTTCTTACAGTACAGTAGCATTTCTTCTGTAAGACCTGATGAGAAGTCTGAGAAGTCATCCTTCGGATAGTTAAGAATATTACCCCAGTTTCTCAGTGAGTGGCCACCCTCCCTCTTATTGCTTTCAAGTTGGGACATGATCATTGTATCCCCCATCTGATCTAGTCTGATGTTCATCTTTAACAACCTGTTAATAACAGGGACGTCATAGTCAATCAGATTGTGGCCGACGAACATGGTGGTGGTATCATTCTTAAAACGTATCCTGAAATCATTCAGACTAGGATGTCCCAGAAGACCTTGATATGTGAACACCTCATGCTTACCAAAGTTTACCTGATTACTCCCGGGTGTCTGGATGATTTCTTTCAGCACCACACAGTAAATTAAGGATGGGTTAAGAGAGTCTGTCTCGATATCAAGTAAGTAAGTCGTGGTCATGATTAAGCATCCTTCTGATCATCTCGTGCAGAGACACTGTGGGTCTC